GCTGACCTTGCGCTTGGTCGGCTGGTTGCAGACCACGCATCTCGGCTCAGGGTCTTCATAGCGCTGCAGCTTCTCAACGATGCGTCGACATCCTGGGCATTGAAACTCAAAGACTGGCATGGCTATTTGGCTTCCGCGGGTGGTGCGCCTTCACGGATGGGTGCTCCACCCCCTGCGGCGAGTGACTCTTCCGGGGCGGGTGCGCCGCCTTCGCCACCCTCTGCCATCATGGCAGCGAGCATCTCTGACGGAATCTCGCCCTCTGCGCCTGTTGGCCCACCTGCGGTAGCGGCTGCACCACCCATGGCGGCCTGCTGCGCCATCTGTGTCTGTGCTGCAACCAGAGCGGCGACTTCCTGTGCCGGTAGGATGATCTTGGCTGGCAGCCCCAAGCCGTGGACGATCTCCTCTGTGAATCGGCGCACGTCGATGTTGGGGTTCTGCATGAAGAACGGGATGAGCTGGAGCAGCGTCTCTGCCATCACACCTGGGTTCTGCTTGATGGGGTTGTAGCTGACCATCTCGAAGTCCATCTCCACGTCTCTGATGGTGTCCAGCGAGACGGTCNCCCACTTACGCCCACCCGCCACGCGTACCATCTTGGGCTCAGACATGTACTTGCGGCTGAGGTAGAAGGCCTTGGCGGCTACGTCTTCGAGCGCGTCGTTGATGTGCCCCTCGCGCGTGGCCAGGCGCGTGCGCATCTGGGCGTCGATGATCGCCATCTCGGTGGCGGTGCGGGCCCCGGTGACCTGACCGCGGGCAGCCTCAGCGAGGGCGCTGACGAACGCTGCATCGTCTTCCTGGCGCATGATGAACTCCTTGACGCCTGTAGGCGCCATGGGCATCGGCATCTCGTAGAAGAGAGTCGCCAGGGTGCGCAGCGCTTCGCTGTTCTCGGGTGCGATACCGACGAATGAGCCGGTAGACGACTCGACTGCCTTGTTGAGGTCCTCCTCACTGATGCGGCCAGCATCGTAGAGGATGCGTGGGATCATCAGGTAGGTGATCTGCTTCCAGTGCGTGAGCAGGTCGTTGACCGTCTCTTGCTGGTTCAGCACCAGCTGCACCTCGCTGAGTCCAGCGCAGTCTATGCCTGACTGGTTCAGGCTGAACATGCTGTAGGGGACGTAGTCGATCTGGTCCTCGAAGACGATGGTGTCAGCCTGCTTGATGTAGTGCTGCATCTTGCCGCTCTCGCGGTTGTAGTACTCCCAGACCGTGACCCACTTGAACGCGTCTCTGACCGAGTCGGAGTTGGCGCGTGCGGTGTCGCCCAGCATCCACTTGGGGTAGCGGTCGGAGCGGATGTCATCGAGGTTCTTACCGGTGTACTGTCCCGACTTGACGCGGTTCTTGAACTCGTCCCAGGGGATGACTGTGGCCTCCAGCCAGTAGCGGATGTCGTCCACGTCTCTGACGGTGAGGTCGAAGAACAGGTTGGTCGGGTCCACGACGGTGATCTTGGGGCGGTCGTTGAGAACATCCCAGCCCGTCTTGAAGACGCCCCGCTTGCAGAGGACTGCGTCGATGAGTGCGGTGGCGGCTCGGCGCCTCATCTTGTTGGACTTGAACGTCCACTCCATCAGACCGTTGACGGCTGGGGCGACCTCTTGGGCGGCTTCACTTCGCGGGTTGGCGCCGACCTGCGGGTTGGGCCCAAGCAGCGCGCTGATGGCGGTGTCTGCGATGGCATAGATGAGGTTTTTGGAGCACAGCAGCGACTTCGACATGCTGTCGGTGTCGGTGAACGTGGAGTCCTGTAGCGACCAGAATGCGCCGCGGTAGAAGCGTCGAGCCTTGTCGAACGACTTCTTCTCGTTGGCTTGGTAGTACTTGAGGTGGCGCTCGATGAGAGAGCTGAGCTTGGGCATTGGTAGTTACTCGGCTTCGGGGCCAGCCCGGTACGTTGACGATTCTGCTTTGGTTGTGGGCTTGGTGCGCTTACTCTTCGCAGCCAGCCCGGTTTTGAGGGCTTCGGCGCGTTTCTGTTGGGCCCCTGCAGTGGGGTCGCCTGCAACGACCCCGCGCGCTCCGCGGGTTCCCTCATCCCACGGACTTTGTTGCTCGCCACCGACGATTCGTCGGTACAATCGATCTTCCATGTCACCGAACCTCTGTAGCCAGTCGGACTCGTCGGGCGTCAGGCCGTAGCGTTCTCGAAGCGTGTCCGGGTTTTCGGTTTGCAACTTGTGCACATGCTCTATGAATCTCTGACGTTTTTCCGCTTGAGACTCGCTCTGGGGGCTCTCGCCCAACCGCGCCTCTCTGCGCTTTGCTTCTATCAACTCTTCGTATGTAGGCATCTCAGCTCCATGAGCGCGGAGGTGGCTTGAAGGGGCTACGAGCTTCAGCACGCTTGCGGCTGCTGAGCTTGTCGAGGTCATTGATTGTAACCTGTCCAGCTTGGTAGCCGATGTGCTCCTCCAGAGCAGTCTCGGTGAAGCTGCGGCGGGACAACACGTCAGCAGCCATGATGACTGTGCGTGCGCGGTCGAAGTGGTGCATGATGCCATCAAGGCCCCTGACGCGCTTCTTTCGGCTGCCGTCGTAGTTGACCAGCTGATGGAGCGTTCCGCGCGAGCGCACTGTGAGGTCTCCGTCGCGGAGCAGCTTGACCAGGCGCGCCTCAGCTTCTTGGATGCGCTTCTCGGTGGCGTACCAGCCTGGATGCCGCCTGTCGGTCCACAACAGGTTGCGGCAGCTGCTGTCCTTGAGCACGGCGATACAGGCCATGGCATTGGACTCTACCACCAGCAGCGCGTTGTTGTAGCGCGTCTGGAGGTTCATCAGTCGCGAGGCGAAGCGCGTGGGGTCCTCGCGGTCCTCCCAGAAGGCGACCTCCTTGCGCTGGACGGCGTCCCAAATGGTGAGCGCGCTCTTGTCACCTGTGCCACCAAACCCAGCTGGGTCAGCGGTGATGATGTACTTGGCGCCCGTCCTGGGCGGCTCGATCTCGCGGGCACCGTATCGACCCATCGACGGGTCTGCGATTGCGTGGGCGAGCATCGGCTTGAGCACGTCGATGGGCATGATGGGGGCGTAGGCACCCAGCCAACCATCGTAGGGGTCTGAGGGGTACTTGCTGCTGAACAGCCGTTCATCCCCCACGAACTCGGTGTTCAACGCTGAGCGTCGGAACGCCATGTTGTTGAGCGTCATGTCCGTGTGACGCGTCCGATACTCGCGCTCCTCCTCGGTGAGCTTGAAGTCGCCGCCGATGTCGATGCCGCACGACTCGTCTTTCCACCACTTGAGGAACAACGGGTGGAAGCGGCTCTTGCCTTCGAGCGCCGAGTGCCACATCTGCTCGTGATGGCTACCTGCTCGGCCAGGTGTGCTCTCCAAGATGATGCGCGCGTTGGGGCGCTTGTTCACCGTGGGGAAGATGTTGATGGCTGCCTTGCGCTGCCACTGGGCCTCACCGAACTCTGTGATGACCAGGCGGTCGATGCTGCGACCGATTGCTGGGCTGCGCCCGCCTGCCGTCAGCACCTTGATGCCGCCACCGTGACAGAAGTGCATCTGGGTCGAGCCTGCCTTTCTGCCGGGGGCCAAGGGCATCTGAACAGCCTTGGGCAAGCGTCGGTAGGCAAACAGGATGCGCTCGAAGATGTCCTCGGCGGTGTCCTGGCGCTCTGCGATGAGCAGCCCCTTCACGCCTGCGAGGTACTGGCAGTCGCGAAGCAGCAGCATGACGCTGATGGTCGTGATCTTGGCCTGCCTGAACTTGTCGACCAGCAGCCAGCGGTGGCTGTGGTACGCCTCGATGAGGCGTTGCTGCGTCGGTGTGGGGTTCAGATACCCGATAGACTCGTCTTCCCTGACGATCTGGCACATGCTGACAAAGGCGGCGGGTGTGGCGAACATCGCGCGCACCTTGCGCATGTCGAGATTATCAGCACGGGCGAGCGTGGCGCCGCTGGGAAGAATGAGCGGATGCGACGGCTGCCGGTTGGCGCGTGCTGGCATGCAGCGATGGTATCATGGCCATTGCGTGCCCGCCGTCGCGTTATATCGGCATGTGAGGTGGCTATGGCTGAAGAGAAGAAATGGATCAAGGGCGCGATCAAGCGCCCAGGCGCGCTGAGAGAGACGCTGGGAATCGAAGAAGGCGAGAAGATCCCGAAGGAGAGGCTCGACGAGGAGGCCAAGCAGTTGGCCAAGGCTAAGCGTAAGGCTGAGAAGAAGGGCACGAAGATGACAGCATCTCAACGACGGTTGGCTCGACAGGTCTCGCTGGCGAAGACGCTGGGTAATCTGCCGAGAGCCGCCAAGAAGGCGTGATGCCCATAGGCCCCGATGTTCAAGGCACGACGTACTCTGACCTCCGCGCGGCGAAGGACAAGAGCAAGGTGCGCCGCGCGATGTTGAAGAAGGCTGTCAAGGGCGAGAAAAAACGCAAGAAGGGCAGCAGAAGCACCAGNACCAGCGACGGATACTGATCTGATATTCAGTCGTGGAGCTTGCAGCCTCACCGTGCATGGTGTATTACGGAAGTACGCACCCCTCTCGTGCGCTCGCGGGTAGCCTCTACATGGTCCGCACATGAGCCCAGGTGGACAAGCGGAGACAATCTCGACTTTCAACCTGCCGGGATGCTGCTGGTGCAGCCCCCACAGGAACGTCTCGGCTCTGTAAGGGTGCACAACAATGGCGATTTCAACTGAGGTTCTGAACACGACCTTTAGTGACCTTCGTGGTCCGCTGGTCAACTCGTTCGTTCGCAGCAATGAGCTTTGGGAGGCCCTCGATAAGAAGGCCCGCATGCCCATGGAGAGCGGCTCGCTAATCGAGCGCTCCTTCGCAGGTGGCGCTCCGGCTCGCGGTGTCGGCGTCTACGTCGGCGACGAACTCCTCAACATGACCCGACGTCAGCAGGTCAAGCGCTTCAAGGTGGAGCCGCATCGACTCGTCGTCGCGATCAACATCCCCAAGAAGGAGCTGAACTACAACAGCGGCAAGCTGGCTGTGATTCGACTCATCGAGGAGTATCCCCAGACCACCATGCAGGGTGCGATGTCGGACCTCAACGCGTATCTTCTGACGGGTGTGTCGCGCGGGCTCGTCTTCCAGACGTCTGAGCTGAAGGGCATGCTGACGCTGAACGGAGAAATCTCCGACGGCATCGGTACTGGAGTGACGAACGGGCTGTTGGACTTCGCTGCTCCGTCGGCACAGACTGCTACGGTTCAGAATGTGGATAAGAGCAGCAGCTACTTCCACTTCAACAACTGGCTCGACATCGGCGCGTGGGCCACAGACGGCCTCCTCGACCTACGCCGCGTCTATCGGCAGTGTGCGCACTACGCGGGCGGCATGGGCAAGGGTCCTGACCTCGTGATCATGGACGACGAAGTCTACGCCAACTTCGAGGAGACGAAGCGGACCAACATCCGTGTTCAGGTTCTCGAAGACAAGACGGAAAAGACCAACATGCTGGGTCTCGACCTTGGTGTGGCCTCGGTGTACAGTTCGCTCGACCTCGACCGTTCTCAGTTCTCCGGCGACGGATCTGACGGTGTCACCTACATTCTCAACACTGACTTCATCGAGATGCCTGCTCATGAGGCTCCGAAGATCACCGAGTTCAAGGAACGTGTCGGTGACCAGGACGTTGTGACTGCTATCTTCTCGATGCAGTGCAACATGATCTGTACCAAGACGCCTGCTCAGGGTGTCGTTTCCGGCGGCGCCGCGTAGGAGTTCATCATGGCATATGGAAACAGAGTCAAGACCGACGCACTCAGCACGACGTACTCTACGGCACAGTACCCATTGGGTACTAAGTTCGTGGAATCTGCGGATGAAGTCGTAGCAGCGGTGCATACAGACGGTACTACGTCTTTGGGCCTGCAAGGCTCTCGGACCTGGGTGTTCGTTCGGGCCACTGTGGCGCTTGCTGCATATGATTGCGTCGTGCAGAACGATGTGTCTGTTGTAAACTCACGGTTCCTCGTGCGACCAACTACCTCGGCAGGAGATAACTCCTTGAGAGTTCAAGGTATCGCGCAGCACGCAATCGCTATCACCGAGTACGGGTGGATCGTTTGTGATGGTCAGGCCGTTGCTAAGGCATCCGCAGGGATCACTTGTGGTCTGTTCCTTGATACTGATGGCGGCACGGCTTCTGGAAATGTCGATGACAATACCGCAGCCGGTACTCTTATTGGCATTGCTCTCACAGCGACCGGCTCGCCTGTGAGCGGTACGGTTGCAATGGATGTCCGCTTGGGCCAGTAGTCCAATCGGATCGATATCCCGTCATAGACATCACGTCGTGATAGACTGAGCGCCGGGGCTTCTTCAGAGGCCTTGGCGCTCTCTGCTTGGAGGACATGTGGACACCAGCCTTGGCGCACTGCGGTCTCGTCTACTTGAGTTCAGAGCGTGGGACAGCTCAGGCACGACGATGAACAACCGGGTCCGTGCTTCGTTAAACACGGCGCTCGACCGCATGGCCGGTGATGTGCCTGAAGCTCTCGTTCCCGACGAGGAGCACGTGTCGATCTACGGCGATGTCGTGGGCTCATCTACCGATGTCATCACCACGGAGACGGCACGGGTCAAAGTGGTCAGCACAGATGCTCGTGTGCTGCAGTTTACCGACAGCGCGGGGGACAACTTTCCGATATCGCCCCTGTGGACGCCAAAGACCAACGGCACCTGGGATGGGCTGATGCACCTGGAGATCAAGGACGCGGGTGGAACCTGGTATCGACGCCAGAGTCGAGAATGGTGGTCTGTGCTGTCGACGGGTGCACCAGACTATCAGTACTTCGTCTCTCTCGACCGTCCGTGGCGGAACACCACCGACACGCTGATGGACTTCCGCATTCATCAGCCAGAGTTCTACGTCACCGATGACGTGATGCGCATTCTTGAGCCTGCGCGCATCTGGGACGAGACGCGCCAGCAGGTCTGGGCGTTGGACACAGGCGGCGCGTATCGCCAGGACATGATCGACTTCCGGGGTACATCCAAGGGTCGACCCTACCGCATGTGGCGAGGGCGCCACTTCCAAGTGCAGCCACCTCGTGCGGCTCCAACGACTTGGATAAACCGCGACAAAGGTGGCTGGGTCGGTCCAGTACAGGAGGGTGAGTTCACCTTCTGCTACACCTACGTGTGGGGTAAGCGGGGCCAAGAGTGGCAGGTTGCACCAGGTGGGATTCAAGACCCGGTCTGGGAGAGTGCGCCATCACCTGTCAGCAAGGTGTTTACCCATGACGGCTTGGCGGCTGCTGGTCAGTCAGTCGTAATCCAGGCAGTCAACATCGATGCGATGACCAACTTCGATGT